ATGGCAAAGCACATGACCCAAGATGACCGCAAGACGCTGGAAGCCCGGTACAATGCCGGGCAGAGCGTGGCGGGGATCGCAAGGGCGATGCGATTCAATTACTCGACAATATATAAAGAGTTAAAGCGCGGCGACACCGGCAAGATGGACGCCAATGGCCGCGCCGGGTACAGCGCAGCGCTGGGACAGCAGCGTTTGTACAACAAGAAGCAGCAGCTCAGGTATTGGGCTGACCGCCCGGCGGAGTAAAAAGGATGGGAGAAGTATTCAAGCTGAACCATTGCTACAACGTGGACTGCGTTCCGGCAATGGAACTGTTCCCGGACAATTATTTTGATCTGGCCGTTGTAGATCCTCCGTACTTCTCTGGTCCAGAGCGTCGGGGCTTTTACGGCTCCAAGGTAAGCAAGATAGGCGTACACCGGGACTATCCGATTTCACCGGCATGGATCAGGCCGGGACCGGAGTATTTCAGAGAACTGCTCCGCGTTTCCAGACACTACATCGTGTGGGGCTGCAACTACTTTGATTATAAGTTTGCAACCGGGCGAATCGTGTGGGACAAGTGCAATGGAAGTTCCAGCTTTTCAGACTGCGAGATAGCGGCGACCGATTTATTTACATCGGTGCGATTGTTCCGCTATATGTGGTCCGGCATGATGCAAGGAAAGAGTATTGCGGAAGGCGGCACCATGCAGGGAAACAAATCCCTGAACGAAAAGAGAATCCACCCGACCCAGAAGCCGGTTGTCTTGTACGACTGGATATTCAAAAACTATGCAGAGCCGGGGCAAAAGATTCTTGATACTCACCTTGGAAGCGGAAGCAGCCGCATAGCAGCCTATGAAGCGGGACTTGATTTTATCGGCTTTGAAATTGACCCGTTCTATTTCCAACTGGAAGAAGAACGATTTGTAGAGTATACAAGTCAAACCAGCCTGTTTCACATGGAGGGAGGCGAAACGAAAAATGAAAATTGAAATCACTGGCGAGGCAAAAGAAATTGCGGTCTTTGCGCTGGAACTGCAAAGGCCGCAACCGTTCAACGTCCCCAATAAGGAAGCGCTGTCAGAAGAGCAGATGCGAGAATTTACTCACTATCTGGAGAGCCATCATCCTCAAAATGAAGAACCCCACTTTGCTTGAGGATGTCGGAAACCATGTGAGCAACGGTGTCAGGAATCGAAGTTGCGAGATAGGCAAGGGCGGAACTTTGACCGCCGGATCGGTATGCTTCCTTTACTCCTTTGTTCAATTCGGATTCTGTCTTTTCGACAATGGCAAGGACAATCTGGTTATATTCAGAACGCTTCAAAGAAATCACCTCCTTTCCGTGCTCATTGTACTACAGGAAAGGCTAAATGCAAAGAGAGGACAAAATGATGCTTGAAAAACTCCACCGGGGAATCAACAGATTCAATAAGGCGTTCAACTGGCGGCGATTCCGCCGCGATGCGCTGCACCTGGGCGAAAGCCTGCTGGTGTTCGGCATACTGTACGGCATTTTCTCAACCCTGATCTGGGGCGTTTGCTGGATCTTCAAAATCAATTACGACCCGGATCTCGTTGCCGTTGCATGGGCGGTGCCGGTGCTGCTGGACACGCTGGTAAACAAGGCTTACGACTGGAACAACGAAGTCCGGGACTGGGACTGACAGAACCGGAAAGGCATGGGCAGACCTACCCGCCCACCATGCGGCTGAACTACGAGGGGAAGCCGCCCGGCTACCGCAAGGCCGGGGCCTTACCTGCTGGGGGCAGAAAGAACACGGCAGGGCGGTCCGCATGGGCAGGAGGAGCGGCATCATTTGTCCGACGCCGCTCTTTTGATATGGTACAGCCAGTGCAGGAGGGGGTGCATTCCCTTCCGTCCGGTGCTAACCCCGGAATGTACCACCATTGACCGAATATTCACGCAGCACAGAAAGGACAAACAACATGGGAGAAGATTGCAAGGCAAAGATCGAAGTGGTACTGAATAACGAGGATCATGTGGAGATGTACCTGAACGGCAAAACCACTACCCTGCAGAATATGGCAATCAGCGTGATGACGCAGACCATCGCACTGGGCGCGGACAGCTGGGATGATGCAAAGCTGCAGTTGGTAGGAGCTGTTTTCGCCCTCCCGCTGGCGCTGGAAAAGGCGTGGAAAGAAAAGGAAGCAGACAACGCCGCATCCACCGACAAGAGCGTGGATGCCGATACTGCCCAGGATGCCGCGCAGAAGGCGTAAGGGGGGGAACGATCATGGACAAGAAACTTCTGAAAGAAGAGTACAAGCGGCTGCTGACGAAGGCCATTGAAGGCAGACCGGGCGGCATGGCATTGATGATCGTCCTGGAAGAAACGGACTTCTATAACTCGCCCGCCAGCGCAAAGCATCACCTGAACGTCCCCGGTGGCCTGCTGCTGCACTCGCTCAACGTAGCGAGGGCTGCGCTGGAACTGTGCGAGAATATGCCGCAGTTTGCGAGGTGCGATAAGAATGCAGTCCTGACTGCAGCCCTGCTCCACGATGTTTGCAAAGCCGGAAATTACATCCAGAAACCGGATGGAAGCTATCAGTATAGAGATACGGATTTGCTGGGGCACGGTGAAGCGTCCGTAATCAACATTCAGCACTGGATCCACCTGACGGAAAAGGAAATTCTGGCAATCCGGTGGCACATGGGTGCCTATACCGGGGAACGGGACTGGGACACTCTTAGCAAGGCATACGACAGATACCCGGAAGTCCTGTGCCTGCACATGGCTGACATGATCGCAACGCACATCATGGAGGCAGGAGAGTGAACGGGCGCGATGCTTACATAGATCTTCCGAACGGTAAGAGAATGGAACTATCAGCAAGTATACCGGATATCGAGGAAGTGCCGGGACCTTTGTCGGACGAAGAAAAAGCACTTATCGAAATGCTGGAAAATGAGTTTGAAACATTCGTTGCAGAGTTTTACACAGGTAGGCCATTGTGGAAAAGAAGAAACCTCAACATCCCAGAGCGCTGGGAAATAGTGCAGGACAAACGCCGCTGCACTTCCCCGCTTGGGCGGTGCAGCTACCTACATAAAGCAAGGAAGGTCAAGAGTTTGGCAAGGAGCGTACATATTAGAATTGCCCCGCACAGGGGCGCAAAGAAGAATGACGTGGAACAGTGCAAGCACACGTTCAAAATAACCGATACCCAGTGTGCGCCTTGTAGCGGTTACAATGTGGAGTGCAAGCACTACGAGAAAAACGATGCTGCTGATACAAAGCATAGTTCTTCTCTGGCGTAAGATAAGCAGCCCTGCACCGCAGAAGCGGGGCTGCTTTTTATATGGCGCAGAGCACTTCTTATAGGCGGAAGCGCTGCGAATGGGGTCAGACCCCATCTGCGCCTTGGCTGTTTTCCATGAAAGCCGGGAAACTTTGAAACCGGTTGCCCGGCATAGCGGAATGGTGCTGTACAGCAGCGTCCTCCTTTCCGTTCAAGCACGGTGAAAGACCGGGCTGCCATTTCCGCGAAAGACGCACCCGCATGGAGTTGACGGGAATGGGCGCGCCGCAGCATGAGCGCAGAAATGCTCTGTTCAATCCGCTCAGGACAAAAGCGGTAGGCCGTTGCAGCGGCCGCCCCGCCCGGTGCTCTCTTTACCGGGCGGGCTTGATATGCGGACGCATAGAGGATGCACCTGCTTCTGATAATCCCCCATGAACAGGTGAGCCAGTTCGATGCTGGCCGTCCGTGCAAGAAAAAGTGAGGAAAGCAAAATGAAACTTGAATGCCTGACACCGGAATTTCCGCAAGGAGCAAGAGTTTACAGCGTGGACGGTGTGGCACCTTCCCTGCTGAATAGCGCATCGGCTATGAGGTCGCAGGCGATTCTGGTCAGCGGGGGGGGGCAGCATGAAAATTTGTGAGAATAGGCCGGTAATTTGCAGAGCATCTGGCCAGGCGTCGGCGGACACACTGAACGAAACTTGCCCATGTCTGACGTGCGACCATGAAGCACCTATCGTGGCAGGAGCGTACTGTATGGCCGGAAATTTCGTTGACCGAAACACCAACCAGAACGGATGCGGAGTGAGAGAAAATGCTTCGTTCACGCTGAACACGGTAGACCGGCACGCCGCTGCCTACGATGCAAGGCATCACTGCCTTGGCGGAGAGGTCAGCGGGACATTGCAGACAAAGGGAGAAGGAGGATGGAGCTTGAACTACATAAATCCGGTGCTCCAACCGTTGCCTGAAAATGCGGTCGGCATCGACCTCTACAACGGAGCCGTCACCGGGAACACTGCGGCCACCCTCACAAAGAAAAATGATGGAACATCAAGCGGCCCAGAAGTTGCCGAAAGAAAAACGCCGGACTGGATCGTGCGCAGACTGATTCCGCTGGAATGTGGCAGACTGCAAGGTTTCCCGGACGGGTGGGCAGAAATTGAGCCGCTGACCGACTTGCGGGAACTGCAGTTCTGGCGTGAGGTCTACGCAAAGGACTGTGAAATCAAAGGGAAAAAGCCAAACCGGAAGATCATGCAGGCAGACAGCGAAGAAGGCGGGCGCGCCCTGATGCGCTGGCATGATGGCTTGCACAGCATGGCGGCAGAGTACGCAATGTGGGGCAACGGAATGGCGCTGCCGAACGCATTGTTCTTTGTGAAAAGCGCATTCCGCGAACTGGGAAAACCGCCCGGAGAAGTAAAATTAGGCAGTCTATTCGATGGAAGCGGAACGATGCCGTTGTGTGCCGCAATGTGCGGTGGGCATCCGGTCTGGGCAAGCGAGATAGAGCCGTATCCCATTGCTGTTACAAAGACGCATCTGCCGAACATGAAGCATCTTGGAAGCGTTACGGACATCAAGGGGTTCCTGATCGAACCGGTTGACATCATAACGTTCGGAAGTCCATGTCAGGACTTGAGCATCGCAGGAAAACGGGCTGGTCTTGATGGTGCCAGATCAGGATTGTTCTGGGAGGCGGTGCGCATTATCCGGGAAATGCTGCTGGCGACCGGCGGCAAATATCCCAGGTTCGTCATCTGGGAGAACGTGCCAGGTGCCCTGTCATCGAACAAAGGAAAGGATTTTGAAGTTGTTCTCAACGAATTACTACACCTCAGAGAGTTTGCCGGAGGTAGAGCAAATCAGTCTATTCTCCAACATGGCAAGTGGGGGGGGCTTCGCAAACTACGGAGCTGTTGCCTATCGAATCGTCAATGCTCAACACTGGGGAATCCCCCAGCGCCGGCGCAGAGTATATGCTGTCTGCGATACTAGTGGAGAATCCGCCGGAGTGGTCGTTTTTGAGCGAAAAGGCACTGAATGGAATTTTGAACCGTGCATCCCGCAGGGGAAAGAAGTTGCAGGACTTACTGCTGACTGCTATTCATGGCATGATCGAATGGTGGCAACAAAACCCTGCGGGGGGGGGGAGGCAGCGGGAAGCCTACACAATGAAGATCCGCAGCGGATGTGACGGCGGAGGAAAGGGACCGCTTGTCCAAGAAGAACTTTCGGCAACATTGGCAACGCACCAAGATCAGACGCTATTTGAGTTAAGAAATACGGTGCTGAATGACCAGGGCGGCGGTTTCATGGAAGTTACGCATGGGATGACCGGAACACTCCGAGCACAAGAGCATGGGCACGCACCAATCACATTCGACAAAACAGAAGGGAACGAAGAGACGTGAAGGTAGAAACGATAAGCAAGGCAATCATTGCGGCGCTTCTTGCGGCAGAACTCGCAAGCTGCACGAAAGCTGCTCTGATGCAGAACCGAATCACGGACCTTGAAACACAGAGGGATATCTACAAGTCCATGTACGAGGACTGGAAAGGCGCGGCGGGCGAAGTTGCCGGGTATGCAGATACCCTGCGGGATTCGCTGAAAGCGCGGGACCGGTTGGATGGAAAGTTACTGGTAGAGGATGCCGGAGACTTCCTCTGCACGGCATACTGCACCGAAAAGCGGGAGCACATCTGTGGAACTGGAACGGGAATTACCGCCAGCGGCGCGCCGGCTGAAGGAGACGTGACGGTGGCGGCAGACCCGGACGTTTTTCCGTTCGGGACCGTCCTCTACATTGAGGATGTGGGCGTGAGAATCGTTCAGGATACCGGGCCCGGTATCAAGGGAAAGCGTTTGGATGTTGCTGTTTCTGGCAGCCATAAGGATGCGCTGAGCTGGGATGGATACGGCCAGCACAGAGTGTGGGTTATCCAAGAGGCAAACGGATGAATGACTTTGATAAAACTCTGAAAGATATTATAAAGCAGTATAGACAAATAGGCTTTCAAACGCATTTCTGGAGATCGGAAGAGACAGGGGAAGTATTGGTTTACATGAGAAAGGGGGAGGTTGTGGCAAGTATGATAATTTCCATGGGAGAGCAGGTTTATTTTCGTAGGTTGTGTGATTCACAGAAACAAAAAGAATGGCTACAAAGTACAGTAAGACGGTTGGAATGCAAAATCACAGAATATTACGCAAGCGACATGGATGATTTGCACGAGGAAAGCCGGCATTGAATTGTTTGCCCGCCAACACGCAACCGGATGGGATGCGTGGGGAGATGAACTTGAGTAATTGGAGGAAAAGTATGGAAGGACTTGTAAAGACACTGGGAATCTTGCTGTTTGTACTGGGCGTGGCGCTGTGGGCAGCGGTGATATTTTTTGTGCCCGCTGCGCTGATTAAACGCTGCTGGCTGTATCTGTTCGCATGATGAGGAAGGAACTTCTGGCAGCAAGGAACGTTCTCTGCAAAAAGATGCGGCAGAACTCCCTTCCGTGTGCAAAGTGCCCGCTGGGAAAGATCCGGGACGAGGGAACGGCTTGCAGGGATAGCGTGCTGAAGCACAAGGCGGAGGCGGAAGAGATTCTAAAAACAGGATAACGAACTCCACTATAAAGGCCGCCCGCCGCGGCGGTCTTTTTTGTGAGCATGGGAACAGGCCCGCACCCGGTTCAACTCCGGGATTGCCCAAAATCGGAAGGAGGACGCACCAATGCAAAGGTATTATATCCTGCTGAAAGCAACCGGCGAAAGCGGCCTGCCCGCGTGGCTGCCTTATAGGCTCACAGCAACCAGCGCAGAGCTGGCCGTTGAAAAGGCAAAAAAGATGGCAGAAGATCACTACCGAGAGTACAAGACGTTTGAGGCTCAGGTGATCGAAAATGAAGGGAGTTACAAATGAAACTGGCGGCAATCGCAAAACTTATCAAGGCTGACGAATATTGCAAGCTCTACAAGGTGTTCTATAACGATGGTCAGGGGTGTGATCTGTACATCGGAACAAAAACAGCAATCTTCCCGCTGACAGACTTCCCGAAAGCACAAAACGAAAGGGAATTGGCGGCTCTGCTGGGTATCAGCGAAAAGGAATGGAACGATATTCATTTTGAAAGTGACTGCCCGGACGATATTCGGAACATTGAAGGCATGAACCTTGACGATACAGCAAGTGGCGAGCTGGACTGCGAAAATGGCAGAATCAGCATCCGCTATTGTGGGTGTAACCTGGTTCCGATGGTTGAACCGACTTCCAGAACAATCGGCTTTGTAGACGCAAAGCAGATCATGCCAGTGGCGGATGAAATGCGCAAGAGCGGCTATTTCAAATACTGTGTGCGGAAGATGGCAAGCGGCGGACGTTACTATGTCATCAAGGATGGTATGATGGTACGCGGTGCTGTAATCCCCGTAAAGCTGGAACCTCTGGCGAAATCTGGGCTGTATGCCATTGCAGACATGGTGAAAAAGACCAAGGACGCTGCGGACGTTGAGGATTTGAGCGAGCGGGAGGACGAAGAAAATGCGTAAGACCATGAAAGCACTGGCGCTGACAATCTGCGCTACCGCACTGTGCGGAGCGCTGGCGGGATGCGAAACTGACAAAGCTATGGGGATAGACAAATATCCGGGCAGGACGGTGTATGTCTATTCACCGGATGGCACGTTGCTGGACAAAGGCGCATACGAAGGCGGCTCCTGGTCTTGCGACTGGCCGGTTATTTCGGTAAAGCTCAACGGGAAAAAGTATACAACGAGCTGGGCTAACGTGGTTTTTGTGGAGGAATAACATGGACGCTGTGAAGAATGATGTGAAGCGGCTGGTCAAAATTGAACTGGCCGCAGCAAACAGGAAGTTTCGGATGTTTGCAAGTAACCACGAGGGCGTGGCTGTGATCCAGGAAGAAGCCGTGGAAGCTGCACGGGAAATGGATGGGCTGCATCGGGAACTGAACGCAATGTGGATGGACGTTTACTCCAACGATCCGCAGATCTCCACGAAAGGCGTGTATGACAGGGCGGTTGCTCTGGCCGTGGAGGCTATTCAGGTAGCGGCAATGGCACGGAAGTTTGAGCGTAGCCAGCGCCGGAACTGGCCGGGAGCGAAGGAACCGCACTATGACGAAGAAGAAAAGTGATGCACCGGCAGAGGTCGAAACCATTACGCTGACCATGAGCCGCCCAGTGGCGGAGGCTGTGCAGACTGCCTGCGAGTGGTACTTGCGGCTGCACATGGGGCAGTTCTGGGATCTGGCAGAAAGCTTGTGCTTTGCAAAATTCTACTCTGATCTAAAAAATGGGGCATTCAAGACCAAGGAACAGGAAGATAACGCTTTTAAGGTTGCGATGGACCGAAGAGATTTCATGTGCGTAGGAATGGAACAAGCATATAACAGATTTGTTCTCCCCGCCCCTATCTCGGATGTAATGAGAGTGCCGTACCGGGCAGAACAGGTATGGCTTACCATTCGCCACGCACTGGCATGGCATGACAAGCCGGAGGGCGATCCATGGAATGTGTGCTTTGATAAGCCGCTGAACCGCAGCGACCAGCCGCAGCCGGTAGTAAAACTCAATGAAAGGCAGGAAGCAAAGAAATGAGAAAGATTTTTATGGTGGGAGCATCTGCGGTGGCAAGCGTTTTGCTGATGACGGGATGCAACAAGCAGGTAATTGATTTGACCTACGAATATTCGCAGGCACAGATTAAAATGCCAGATGGAACCGTAATTGAGGGCAAGGTGGATAGCTGGAACGATTATGAAGGCGACCAGTTACAGGTCAAAATTAACGGAACAACATATCTGGCCCATTCGTCAAACGTGGTCCTCTGGCACTGAGCAAGGGCAGAGTTCGGGATCGATATGAAATACAGCACGGACAAAATCAGGCTTCAGCAGAACGAAGAGAGCAGAAAACGCTATCACTGGTACAAAGACCACCACATTTGTGTGAAATGCGGACAGGCGGAAGCAGTCCCGAACAGAACAAAATGCGACGTCTGTCTTGAAAAAGATAGAAACCTCCATCGCGAGAACTGGAATAACGTCCGGGACGTTCGGAACATCTATGCGAAAAACCGGAGAGTTAGAAACAAGAACAAGGGAATGTGCGCCAAGTGCGGGGCAAAACCGCTTTGGGGGAACAGCACTTCTATGTGCTACGACTGCATGATTGTCCAGAGAAACGCCACAAGAAGGTGGAGGGAACCAAGAGAACTCAAATGGCGGGAAGCTGGACTTTGCGTTAGGTGCGGCGGAGAAAGAAAACCGGGCTTTATGGTCTGCAGAAAGTGCTATGACATTCTCTACAAGCAGCTTGACTACGCAAGAACCTGTATCAGTGAGGAAACGATACTCCGAAAAAAAGAATGGGTTTCGGTCCATTATTTCAACAAGCCGTTGAGGTACAGAGAATGCAGACCTTGATTGATTTCGCAGACAAATACCTTTGTCACGTTTTGCCGACCTTGCTAAAAGACCGCACAACGGGGCGAAACATCATCTGGGCGACAGATCCGACACCGGAAAACTGGTGCTGCTTTTCGGACGAGATCACGCTGAAGCAGGTGGAAAGCGCCGGGATAGTCCCAAGAGTTCTGAAAAGAATCGAAAGCCAGAAAGAACGAACCAGAAAGAAAGCAGAGGTTTTTACTCCAACGTGGGCCTGCAAAAAGATGGTAGACCTTGCGGAAAAAGACCTCGATGTAGACAACTGGGAAAACTTCATCAGCAAGACCTGCCTGGAAGTGACCTGTGGAGAAGCACCCTTTCTTGTGAGCAGGTATAACACTGTAACGGGAGAACCAATTCCTGTGCCGGATCGTATTGGCCTGCTTGACCGGAAACTAAGAGCGATTTCCCAAAATATCCGAAAGTACCCAGATGGGAGAAGCGGCGCCAAACGGATGGAATGGATGTATAACCGGTACAAATGCGGATACGGTGCGCTATATTTCGGCGAGGCACTGAAAGCATTTTCAAGTACATACGGGTATGAGTGGCAAGGCGACAATCTGCTTTTGGCAAGGGCGAATTTGCTGCTGACCTATTGCGAACACTGGCGGCAGTATTTCAAAAGAGAACCAATCAAAGCACACGTTGAAATCATCGCAGAGATTGTTTCGTGGAACGTCTGGCAGATGGACGGGCTTAAAAAGACCGTGCCGGGGACAGATATTCCGTGCAAAATCTATGACTGGAAGAAAAACGAGGAAGTTTTGTTCAAAGACATTGGAAAGGAGAACGACGAATGAAGCAGCGGATGATAAATTCAATTGCTTTTGGATTAAAGCTGAACACCATGAAAAGCTGCCTGCTGGGAGCGCAAGGGCGCGGAAAAGACCGGGCAAAGGTGGTCGAGATGGTGGAGAAAATGCTCTCCGTGGAACCGACAATCAAACCGCAAAGCAATCTGTGGTGGCGGGATGTGAAGGTGGAACTTCCGCCAAAGCATCACACGCCTTGCCCACGAGGCAATAACCCGGCTTTTTCCAAAGTAAGTGACACGGTTTGGCTTTACTACGAGGATGGGAATCAGACGGAAGGCACGCTGGAAGGCTATTCGTGGTTTGACGATCTGGGACGCTGCGTTTCGGAGAATCCGGCGGGGCACAGAGTTTCACACTGGATGCCGCTGCCGGATCCGCCGAAAGGAGATGATGAAGAATGAAATACAAAGCAGAGGTTGTAGCCTACGAATCTTACGGAGAGGTTTGTCTGGGAGAATTTGAAGTCGAGGCGGACAACGAGGAAGAAGCCGACACGGCAGCACGCCGCGCGGCCAAAAAACGGCACCCAAACCTTGAAGATTTTGAGGTTATGAAGCTGGAAATGATAGTATGATCGTTTGCGTCGGGAAAACGGCTGTTTGCAAATTCTGTGGAAAAGAATATCCGTCCGAAGGACTGAACCACGGCAGACAAGTACGGATTCCTACCGCACCATGTATTTTGAAACCATACGGAACTACCGGTAAAGTGTGCCAGTGCTGTGGCAGAGAACAAGTATTCGTAATGGAAATTTTCGTGGATGAAGATGCGGTGCGGGGATTCTGTGACTTTTGGTGGTGAAAACATGGAATATGAAAGAACCTGCTGCACCTGCCGCTGGCACGAGGGCTACACCTGGATCTGCTTCAACGGTGAATCTCCGAACTGCGCTGACATGACAGACCCGGAGGACACCTGCGAGTACTGGGAAGCCAGAACGGAAGAGAACAGCATTGGTGACTACGAAGTAAACTAATCAAGCTCCTAATTAAGAATTAAGCAAGCCCGTCGTAAAATTGCCGCCCTGACGAGGCGGCAAGGGGCTTGTATGTGTAACTTAATCTAGCGACCACGAGAGAACACGCCGGGGAAAGCGGGGGTCAAGGGGGAGAAAACGAGGGCGGGTCTGTAGGGCTTGACGGAATAGGAAACTTAGAAAGACCTGCCCGGCGTTGTATCCCCCTTGTCCTGCGAAGCCGTGTGTGTTTGGTCCACAGAAAAGAAAATCCCAGTAGAACTTTGCGGAAGGAGGAAGTGAACGGTGCGGGCATGGTACATTCGGGAGCAGAAACACATTCTCGGAACATCCGATTATGCAGAAGTGGATCTCTTTGAAACAACGGACAAGGAACACACCGCGAGCACCCGCCGCAAAAGAGAGCTGGCGACCTCCATTGCGCAGCAGAAGTATAACGACATGATAGCAAGGCGGTATTTCTGCCAGCTGGCCTATACGAATTTCGGGGAAAACGACTGGGCAGTCACGTTTACATACGACCACGACCACCAGCCGGCGCCCAGAGATTTTGACCAGGTAGACCGGGACTGGACGAATTTTACCCGCCGCTTGAAGCGCTTCTGCAAAAAGACGGGGCGGGAAGCATCCAAGTGGATGCAGGTTGCAGAGTACAGCGTGGTGGACGAGGACGGGAAAGTTACCGGCAGACACCACCATCATGTGATCCTGCAAGGCAATCTGACATGGCAGGAGATCAAGGACTTGTGGCGGGACAGCACCGGACGGCCGATGGGACTTGTGAAAGTTGAACCTATCGACCTGACCTGTTCCAGCTTTGAACGCCTGACAACCTACATGACGAAAGCCCGCGCCCGTATCCGGCGCTGGCGACAGAGCCAAGGACTGCAAAAGCCGAAAACCCCGCGCCCGAATGACACCAGATGGAGCCGCAAGCGCTTTGACGAAGCATTTGCCCTGCCGGATGATCGTGAATACTGGGAGAAAAAATACCCCGGTTATACCCTGCGCGAGTGCGAACAGCACATCACGGGAAACAACACCAAGCACCTGATCGTGAAATTGAAAAAGAAGCCGGACACCCGGCGGAAGAACAGGAGGAACCAGCCATGAGCACCAGACTGGAACTGGACGACCTGCCGCCGCGCTACCGTGCGCAGGCAGAGGCTCAGATAGCAGCCAGACAACGGGGAAAGTGTACTCATACGCAGCCTATGGCGGAGGCCGCCAGCGCTGCCGGGCGGTTGAGCAAAACTTTTGATTCCTACGGGGAGTATGTGTATTACATCGGCACCATCTTGCCCGGCATTCAGTCCGGGGAAATCGTGTCAGCAGAACCGCACCCGAAGTGGACACTGCTGCCGGAGGAAGAATACTGCGCGGTGAAACTCCCGGCGGCGCATTATACGGCGGACTATAAGCTCACCTATGCAGACGGACGGGTGGATGTGGTCGAGATCAAGTCGAAGTTTACCCGAAAAGCACAGCGGGATTATATCTATCGCCGCAGGCTTTTTATCGACCTCATAGCCAAACCGAAAGGCTGGGGCTTTGTTGAAATCATCACACCGGACACAAAAGCAGAAACGAAAGAGTGGAAACGCCTGGCTGAACAGGCGGGAAAGGAAGAATCACGGGCAAAAGCAGAGCAAGGATGCCGGCATTCTACAGGCAGAGCATCCAGAACGCGGTAAACCAGCAAATCAACATCAACAAGTCGAAGCGCCGCACTATGCTGAACCGTGAAGCAATCGGACAGGTTGTTTCGTACTGCACCATTGCAGCGGCGCATGATCTCTGGGACTGGGGCGAGAAAGAATCCACTATCCTGACCCTGAAAATGAATAATGCTGCATCCAGGTACATTCTGGATCTCGACAAGTACGGGACGCCGGAAGCCCGGAAGCGGTTAAGAGAGCGCACCGCCCACCTGATGCCGGAAGAGTTCTGGCTCCCGGCGGGCGATCTGGTAGGCTCTGAAAAAAAGTTGCGCATTCTGGCGGAGCGCCGCGATGCCGCAAAAATGATTATCCGCTTTATGGCGGAATCGCTGGAAGAAATGGGATACACCCATGAACAGATCGAAGCTGTGAAGAAAGAAGCCAAGGCGAACTATGCCCAGTTCCTTGAATGGAGCAAGGACGGCGAAGAGGTGGCCTATGACCGTCTGCGCCGCGTCATTGAGGACATCTACGGCGTAGGTGCCATGGTGGAGCGCGTGGAGGGAGAAGATCCCATTTTCGGCAAACCCCTTTTCAAGAAAGATTTTTGAATTTCGGGAGGATTGAACAGTGAGGGTACACGAGGCGGAGGCAATTTTGAAATATTACGCAGACATCCCGCAGCGGATTGAGATCATCCGCCGCCAGTGTGCCGCGCTGAACGATGAAATAGACCCTATGCGGGGCATGGGTGCAGATGGGATGCCGCACGGCGAATCTCACGGAGATAGTACCGCAATGATGGCGTGCAAAATGGAAGAACTGGGCATTGGTGAACGGCTGCGCCAGCTGGAACAGCAGCGGGCGGTTTTGCTGGGAAATCAGCGTATCATCCAGGGACAAATGAACAGGCTGGACAGTGGCCACAATATGATTTTGACCGAGTTCTACATCAACCACAAAAAATGGCATGAAGTGAAGCAGAAAGTTCCGTACAGTGTGCAGCACTTGAAGTACCTGCGGAACGTGGCTCTTGCACAGCTGGGCAGCGGTCTGGAACGGCTCCCGGAGTGCGGCGCTATATTATCGTGTGCGTTAAACGTGCGCGAGGAACGCTGCCGGGCGGATGCCTGGGCAGAGGGCGATATTATCTTATAGGCAAGGCGGCCTGTGGAACCTCATGCACAGGCGCTTCCGCAAAATCGTGCCCACCATCCGCAGAAAAACAAACACGACTACCACAAAAATCCGAAAACAGGCATAGAAATAACCCGGCGGGCAGTTGACCTACCGGGTTTCGTACAAAGGAGACTGAAATGGGAATCAGGATTGAATTGAAAAACTACATTGAGAAAATCATCAAAGAAAGAGCAGCCAGAAAGTGGACAAGAAGAAAGACCGTGAAAGCTCCAAGTGGTTTGCCACACATGATTGCTTTGGATGATCGCACTGACGATGAACTGACGGATGAACTGCGCTACAAGTGGAGTTTTTGCCCGATAGTCACCAAGGAAAAAGAGGGATACGTTGCTATGTTTGTCCCCGGCGGAAATGTAATTCGATTCAAGGACAAGGAAGCGACACAGCTGATCTTTGATGCTATCATGCGATCATTCGATAGTTGATGCTGGACAATAACGTGCAATGTGTAACCGCCAATTTGAATAAGATGTTCAAGCCGCCCCTCTTTGTTCAAGACAAAACGGGCAGTTCCGTGACGTTTTTCCTGCATAACAGAATCCTTTCAACACTATAAGCCCGTCAGGTCATCGACCCGGCGGGCTTTTTGAATTTCGTGATTTACTTTTCGTGTGGCGGCTGGTCATCCGGCGGAGCGTTGCGCTTGATGATGATCTGCGCCTCGTTGGGATCACGGCCTTCCTCTGTGTTGGCCTGGGCAATCTGTTCAGCCAGACCTACCGGCAGGCCGTTTTCGTCCAGCGGCCCAGTGTAGCCGTCGTAGTCCACGATGTTGATGCAGGGCGGTGGCGGGACGGTCTTGTAATACCTGCCGTCCTCATAGTTCTGATCCGTGACCCGGTTCCAGTAACCAATGTCGCCGTGCTCTTCCTGGGCGGCTTCCATTGCGTCTCTGGCCTGTTCTTCCGTCAGACCATCGAACAGCAAACGGGAGCCGTCCGCAAAAGCAGCGACCAAACGCCACGGGGCAAAAAATTCAATTTCGTCCATGAATATGCTCCATTTCGTGCCGTTTTAGTGAATGAGTTGAAGTTTTGATAACGAAAAAGTTCAATTCAATCACAAAAAAGTGAATTTCGTGGTTAAAAAGCTGCTTTTCGTGGCTAAGACCGGATTTTTGCAGATAAATTGCAAATTTCGTGGTCAAAAAGTAAGATTTCGTGAAGTAAGATTCTTTACTCCGGGATGTAACCATTCAGGCAGCGATTGAAACCGCGTTTCGTGAGGGCATCGGTAACTCTGTCCTCTGGGAAGTAGTAAGTGGACCCGTCTGCCGCGGGCACAGCCCCGGCGGGATACTCTGCGCCGGTGTACCAGTCTGTTTCCGTGTCGTACTTGCGGTGCAGGTACTTGTAAACGTCACGCTGGGCTTTGTCGAACACCTCCACGAAAGAGAAGGACGCACAAGGCGGCAGCTCTTTTGCCAGCATGGGCGCGTTCTGCGCCAGCCATGCAGCCATTACGGTTTTAGCTGCATTTCGTTTCGGCTTGCCTTCCCGGTGCACAAGATCCAGTAGCTGCACAACAAGGGGCTTTGGTAGATCGTTCAGCACTTCTTCCAGCGGGTAAGGATTTTCGTGCAGGAGCGGCGAGGTGCGCAGTTCTGGGATCAGATCCAGTTCGTGGCAGGTTACGGGCTTCTGGCGGGTCTCAATGCGTTCACTGGTGTAGTACAGCATTTCCTTGATTTCGTTCTGCGCTGCATCAGAGAGCTGTTCAACCAGTTCGATGCTGTCCGCAAAGCTGATCTGTGCCTCGTTTCGTTCGCCGGTGCTGCGCCCGGTCTTGTATGCCGCGTCGATGATGCCAAGTTCCATAGCCAGCCGGAAAATGTGCTTGCAGGGCTTTTTGCGCTTTACAAAATCGTTGCAGGTGCAGCTTGTAAGGCTGGTCTGGTACGGCTCTTTGCCGGATCCATAGAAAACCCCGGTTTCGTGTTCCTTGTCAATGCTGGTCGGGCTGGTCTTGCTCTGCTGGGCGCTGGCAAGGCGCTTTTCTTCGTCAGCGTCTGCGGGGTGCTCTGGCCATGGGCCGAATGCGGGAATCATAGTCATAACGGGAAACCTCCTTTTCGTGTTTCGTTACTGTCATGATAGAACAAAACGCAAACAAAAGCAATAAAAGACAAGAAGATTTCGTGCAGAGATACCAGGTCGGCGAGGCGGGCACAGTCAAGCGGTGACGTTCTGTCACCGGTTCCGGGCACTGGATCTGGGCGATGGTGCCCTGGTTCTTCATGGTTGTTGCTCCTTTTCGTGATACTGGATTTCGTGATACTCCCGGCGGGCTGCCGGGACGCTGGCTGTCAGAACGGAAGACCGGTATAGTTGCGCATGGGCATAGCATCGGCGGCGGGCACCAGCATATTGAGCAGTTGCCGGTATAAAGCCGGGTTTGCTGCACGCTGGGCACGGAAGTCCTCTAGGAATTGCGCCTGTGCTGCCAGATCGGCCAAGTTTTCGTCATCCACGTTGTAGCACTGGCATTGATCCCGCCCGGCGGAGTATATCCAACATCGAACCATGAAAACACCTCCTTTCCATTTCGTGATGTTCCCGACGTAAATGTCGGGAAGATGGGGCGGGGTTGCTTTGTCCGGTGCAGCCCTGCCAAAATATCCGGTTTCATGTTAAGCGTTCAGCTGTAAAAACGTGCTCTGCGTGGGGATCAGGTGCCGGGTGAGGGTGTCGGTGTAGCTGGCCTCCCCCTCGTAGCTGTCAACCACCCGGCGGTCTGCGGCGGCCATGTCGTGGTAACTCTTTTTGCCGTAGGTGGGCGGCAGCCAGCCTTTGCGCTGTCCGGCGTAGAGGTTGAAGGACTTCAAAACGTCCGTGTTCGTAAACTCGATGTGGCAGGTGCCTTTCTTGTAAAACGTGGCGGTGAAATAGTGCAGCTGGATCTTCTGGGTCTGGCCGCTCTTTTCGGCGGCATCCAGCACGGCGCGGAGTTCGTCCCCATTGTAGGGCTTGCCGTTCGTGTCCAGGAAGTGCAGCACCCGCTCGATCTGGGCAACATGGCCTGTTGCGTTGTACCGGGGGCAGAAACGCCCATCGTATGTATCAAAGGCGTTGCAGCGGAAAATGACCTTGCGGTTGATCTTGTACGCGGAGTTCGTGCACCAGCCGTTGTAATAATGCACGTTCTTGCTGTACTCGTCGTTATAATGCAGGTTCGTCCAGTCATCGAACAGCTTTATAATTTCGTGGTCGATGCTGGAAAGAAGATTTCGTGAAATTTCTTCCCGGACGGTCAGAATGTTGTACGCACTGAAGTCGTAGCCTTCAAGCTCTTTGATTCGCTTCTGATAATCCTGCTGCATTTCGTAGGTCATCGCATCGAACAGCTGCGGCATTTCAAACAGCTGTTTCCAGTACATCCCGCGCAGTTCCCGGATAGCGTCGTTATAAGATTTCGTGAAAGCCATCACGGGGCTTTCTTTCTTACCGGCGCCGGCAGAGGAAAACAACGACTTGATTCCGTTGTACTCTTCATAGATCCGGCGCACACCCTCTGCGGCGGCGTTGTAGCGCTCAATGGCTGCCGTGATGGGGTCGGAAGATACCAGGGCGGCAAACTCCGGGTTTTCTTTCAAGCGCTCTGCAGTTTCGTTTTTCAGATCCAGCCGGATCCGGCTCACCGGCTCCCGGTCGGGAATGTCCACCGACACAAGCGCCACCTCCACGCGGGCGGCGCGGCGGGCGTTCTTGAACGCATCCGGGATATATTTTACAGTGGCGTGCAGCTCTTCCAACTTTGCGGCCAGCTCTTTCCGTTCGTTGGTGCAGGGGTTGCGCAGGGTTTCGGCGTTGAGCAGACAGCGCACCTTGCCGCCGTCCTGCATGATGTCCAGCGCTTTGAGCAGGTGCGCGGCACCAGCGGAGAAAGGCGGATTCATGACGATTGCGGCGTATTTCGTGGTGGGGCGGAAGGTCAGAAAGTTATCATGCACCACCCGAAAACCGTCTTTCTTCAACACGGCGCGGAAGTCGCTGGAAAGCTCGATGCAGTCAAGCTCTGCGCTTCGTGCCTTTCCCTTGTCGTAGCGGTCAACCTCGCCGGTCTTGTGGTCGTGGTGGACGTTGAACGCCAGGGCATGGACCTGACGCGCAAGTGCTCCATCACCGGCGGACGGTTCAAGGATGGGTTTCGGGTAGGTGGTGAACCCGGATTTTACTTCCCGCAGGGAGAAAACCATATCAAAGGCCAGGCTGTCCGGCGTGGGGTAGAAGTCCAGGGAATCGTTTGGGGTGGTCATCATGTAAACCTCTTTTCGTGTTTCGTGATATGCCCGGCGGAATGCTGGGCGGTGGGGCGGGGCCGCTTTATCCGGTGCGGACCCTGCCAGGGCATCCGGTGCAGGTCATGCAAACAGGCGGTTGCATACCTGCTGTATTTCGTCGTTCGCCTTCATCGGGGCAATGAGCACGGCCACGGCGGCGCGTTTCGGGTCTGCGGTGTCAGTTGCCAGGATGGGCGCAAGCGGGTTGTTGCTGCCGTGGTAAACAAATTCGTGATGATCCACAAAAGCGTCATACTCCGAATTTATCATGATGGGCCGGGATCCATCGCGGAACATTCGGAACGTGCCCCAGATCTTGCCCTTCATCTCGACTTCCTGCAAAAGAGAAGTGCGCTTGACCTCTTCTTTGCAGTTGCTGAGCTTCTGGAACATCTGCGCGGCGGTCAGCTGGTGCGGATCGTTGACCACAAACCCGTCATCGCTGGAAACGATGGTCACACCATCGGCGGGGGCTGCCTGCATGGTCACGGGCTGGATCACTTCCGGGTAAAGGACGGCGGGCAGCTTGAACGCTGCATAGCCGGTGAAGATGTACACGCTGCCGCCCTGGCAGGTGATCCGCACGGCGTTGCGGTTCTTGGCCTGGCCTTTCAGATAGGCGGTGATCTTCTTCACGTTCAGGCCGGCGGGGGTGATGGATGCTCTTTTCATATTGCAAAAACTCCTTTTCGTGTTTCGTTCTGGTTTTCGTGCCCGGCGCTCTGCCGGTGCGGTGGGGCTGGGCTGCTTTGTACCGGTGCAGCCCTGCCAGAGCATCCGGGGCAGGTCAGGCGGTGAGCAAGTAGCCGCGGCGGGCACAGATGAGGCGGAGGCGGGCGGCGGCGATCTGCTGCTGAACCTCTGCGGGGTGGCCGGTGCACTCTGCCTTGCGGCGCAGCGCCTGAAGGGTCCACTGCTGGCGCAAAACCTCGTTGATCTGGTCGATGACGTTGCTAAACTTTTTCATGGTTCAAACTTCCTTTCGTGTTTCGTTTTGTGGTGATCCTCCCGGCGGGGTGCCGGTGAGAAGTGGGGCGGGGTTGCTTTGCCCGGTGCAGCCCTGCTAAAGTTTCCGGTTTCGTGGCGGTGGATCATGCCAGCAGACCGGCGGCGATGCTCTCAAAGTCCAGCTGCTTCACCGGCGCTTCATCCAGCACGGCCACGGCGGCGGGGGTCTGCTTTGCGTCCTCTACGGCCTTCCGGGTCTTGCGCCAGGCGTCCAGCGCGGCGGCCTGACCCTTGCGGTCGGTTTCGGGGACGGCCAGGAAAGCGGCCTTTGCTTTGCGCTCTGCCTGCTGCGCGGTGCGGAGTGCATCCGGGGCGGGCTGCGCGCTCTTCTGCGGGGCGCTCTTCGTGGCGGCGGGTTTCTTTGCGCTCTTCGGTGCGGTGGGCTTGCTGGCCTTCTTTGCGGCCTTCTTGGCGGGCAGCGGGTCAACGTGGACCAGCTCCGGCAGTTCGTGGCGCTCTTCGGTGATGACCGGGGCCGGGGCGCTGGCAGCCTGCTCTGCGGCGGCCTTGGCGGCTTTGCGCTGATCCGCCAGCATCTTGTTATAGGCGCGGATCTCGTCCAGACTCTTAAAGCGTCCGGCAGGTGCGGGGCGGCTTGCTTCCACCTGCCCGATATGGAACAGGTGCGCAGGTGCCTTGTAATAGTTCCCGTTGTCGTCCTGCTCTTCGGCTGCCTTGGTCAGCGCGTCCGGTTCCTTGCCGCTGCTGCGGGTCTTGCGGGGACGGGTGTCCAGCTTCCAAAGCCGGGTATCAATCGCGGCCTTCTCGCCGGTCTTGACGCTCTTGCCGCGCTCCTTCCATTCGTGGAACGTGTGGAACAGGCCGGCAAGCAGCAGCTTTTCCAGCTCTTCGCCCTGCTGCTCTTCGGGCACGTCCTTGAAGTGGATCTCTTTGCCCTTGGCGGCGATCTGCTCCGGGGTGTAGGCCAGCGCCAGGATGGCACGGCGCTGTTCGGGGGTGTGATACTTCGCGTTGACTTCGCTGTAAATGATCTCGTTGTTAGTCATGTGTAACGCTCCTTTGCTTGTTGTGTTGGTGTTCGGGATGATCTCCCGGCGGGCTGCCGGGGTAGTGGGGCGGGGCCGCTTTGTTTGAGCGGTGCAGCCCTGCCAGGGCATCCGCTTGACTTTACCGCCTGCCGGTGGTAAAATCATTGCAAGATTGGTGGATCAAATCCCATCTTGCTAGGCTGTCAACCGTTTGCCCGGTTGGCGGCCTTTTTTGCTGCCCACTCTTTGAGCAGCGCCGCCCAGATTTTCCGCTTGTCGGATTCGGGCAGCTTGAAGAAATTTGCGCTCATGTGTCGGTTCTCCTTTCTCCCCTGTCGGGTGACTGGCTTGCGTCCGGCGGTTGCCGTGGCGCTTGCTGTGTCTGCATGATATCATGCCAGAAATGCAAAGTCAAGCATGATATCATGTTTTCAGCACCTTTCACAGAATGATATCATGCGAATTGTGCAAAGTGCGCATGGTATCATGCCGCCGCATTATGTATAATATAAATATTCCAAGTGCACCGAAATGGGGGATATTATGGCATTATCGAAAAGCAAAGCGGCAACAAATGCCGCACACATGAAAAAACTTGACGCAATGTTAATAAAGCCGTACAAGAACCAGGGCGCAGCGATCCGCGCCGCGGCAGAGGAAAGAAATCAGAGTTTGCAAAAATATATTCTCGATGCAGTCCGCGCCCGGATGGAGCAAGAGGGGCACGAGTGGCCAGAACCGGACAAATCCGGGGAAGAAGGGGGATTATAGGGGGTTACTGGGGAGGCTATAGCCTACTAAGTTCTAGCCCTACACCTAGAGCACTACCCGGTAAAGTGGAGAATCTGACCCCTCCGGCGGCGGGACAAAAACGCACCGGATGGAGCACCGCCAGCGCAGGCCGTGCCATGCTGGAACGTTGCCAGCTGGAACCGTTGCGCCCGGATCAGTGCCAGCACCAGCAGCCCGGCACCGGAACAGGGAGCAGGCCCCCGCCGCCCACGATATGCACCGGGACGCACCCGGCGCAGCAGATCGCACCGCCAGTGCAGACAGAAGGCCAGAGCAGCAGCGCACCACGCGCCGCCGCCCTGGCCTTTTTCTTTTGCCGCGCCTTCACCCGCCTGCCGCCTGCCCGGCCTGCCGGATCAGCAGCCCGGCACGCGCTGGGCGTTGTGCCGCCGTTGTCCCGATGACCACGCCAGCGCACCGCAGCCGCAGCAGATCGCACCGCCCACCGCCTGCACCGGGAAGGATCAGCACCGCCAGCGCCGCACCCGATGACCACGCCAGCAGCAGACCGCCGCCCACGATGACCACGCACCAGCGCCAGCCCTGCCCCACCTGCACAGCGCCCACAGCCTGCCAGCCTTGCCAGACCTCACAGCAGCAGCGCAGCCGCCAGCGCCGCCACCGAGGAGGACAAGCCCGCCAGCGCCGCCCACCTGCCGCCTGCATCGCTGCCGCCTGCCAGATGATCCACCCCGCCGCACCCCGCAAAACGGCCATTTTGCCCCGCCGCCGGAGGGGTCAGATTCTCCACCTAACGGGATAG